ACTTCGGTAGGGTCGCTGCTTACACCATATGCATTATTAATACGATTTAAAAATAAATCTACTTCGGGGTCTACATCCATAAATGAACCTTTAGTTGCTCGCGGGCGTACGCGAATCATACGGATTTTATAAGGTAACCCGACATTAAGTGGAACACCCGTAGTACCCATCGCTTCACTGCTCTGGATAATACGCTCAAATAAATGTTGAGTCTGGGCGAATGCAGGACGACACGTTGCGCCCTCCAAAATATTCGGGGTGTTCTGCATAGTTGAATTATCAAAAAGTCTATTTAAATTGAACGTGGTCATCCCTTGCGATGTACCACTTGCCTTAACTCCGTAAGACCATATGTTGTTAGTGAGGTCCTGATTAACACTACGATTGTATCCCGTAATGCAGCCAATAACGCTTACAGGCGCTCTTATCTGTTCCGCGGCATCGTACCATGCATATGAGGGAGCTGCTTGATTGACGCTATCGCCATCTTGGGTGTCAAAATACTTGCTTTCTACGACGCTGTTGACGACTTGTTTGGCGATGCTTTTGACTTGTTTCTTCTCAATTTTCGTAAGAGCACTCTTACGAGGGCGACGAGTAGTCCTAGCACTACGCTTCGCCTGTCTTCGCATCTTTCCATATGGCATTTTTGTTTATAAGTTATAATACTTTCTTTTATTTATATTCTAAACGCATATAAAGACTTAGCCATATAATGAGATATAATGGCTACTGGTAGTTCCAATAGTTCCAATGGGGAGGGTAATACTAAAACCTCCCCTTCAAACAAGACAAAACAAATCTCTCCTGCTAAACGATGGTGCTTTACACTCAACAACTGGACAAGTGATGAGTATAGTTCCATAGTTCCAATAATTAAGAACGAATGTGCATTCGCCATAATTGGGAGTGAAATCGGTGAGTCTAAAACACCACACCTACAGGGCTACGTAGAATTTAAAAATAAATGTCGTCCGTTTTCAAAATTTGAAATCACCCGTTTTCATTGGGAAAAAGCCAAGGGTAATCGTGATTCTAATATTGCATATTGTTCTAAAGAAAATGTAAAATTCACTCTTGGGTTGCCCAAGCCCGTAAACGTTATTGGGACTCTAAAGCCTTGGCAACACAAAATAGAATGTTTGATGAATGAAGAGCCTGATGATAGGACAATCAACTGGTATTACGACAGAACTGGTAATATTGGCAAAACAGTATTTATGAAATATTGTGTTGTCAAACATGATGCTATTCCGTGTATTGGTGGCAAATTCGCCGACATTATGAACCTAGTCTATAATGCAGATTTGGATAAGTCTAAAACGACTATTTTCAATATTCCACGCGGACACAAAGCCAAGGTTTCGTATTCCTCGCTTGAGGCTGTAAAAGATGGGTTGGTGGTCAACACCAAGTATGAAACAGGATACAAAGTTTTTAACAGCCCTCACGTTTTCGTTTTTGCTAACTTTCCGCCAGACAAAACTAAACTTTCAGAAGATAGATGGAATATTGTAAATTTGGAGGAATCTACCAGCAGGTGGGATGGGGTTTTGGATGATATAAAATCTCACAAATTCCCTAATCCTGTAGCGAGACGAACTGGTCGTAAAATCAGGTTGTCTACATAGAAATTACGTAAAATGCCAAAGCCGCGGAAATCACTCTCACTCCGAGCCGAATCGCTGTTCACTTCGGAAAGAGAACCCTATCGGGTTCAGCTTTCTCCGTTCAAGCTCATCGTTCTCCGTTTCCGTGATTATCCTTGCGTTTTGGCATTTTACTCCCTGTGCTAATGGTATTACTTATAACGTTGGAAGAGGTATTTATAAAGATAATTTATTTATCTTTTTATGCATCTTTAAAGGTAGAAACACATCTACAAGAATATTTAAGTTGGTCTGCATAACCCTCTTGATTTGCAGCATTCCCGGGAGCTGCAGAGGGATTATTTGTCATACATATATGGAATAGCACAAACTCTGGTAAGAATCCATCATCTGGGAATAAATCGGTGGAAGCGCCGCCACCTTGCTGATATGGTTCTTTATAGTGTAGCTCTGTGCCAATATTGTGTTTTACAGTCTTAACCAATGTACCCTTGGAGGATAAGTTGGTAATCTGTGTTTCTCCCGCACCAACATTGAGATTTGTATAGGTACCTGGACTCTCTAAATTGAATATTTTATCTTCTAACACATTATACTTTCTAGAATTCACTTTTGCTAAAAGCATATCAACGTGTGTAAATTTTTGCTCCATACCGATAACTTCGGTAGGGTCGCTGCTTACACCATATGCATTATTAATACGATTTAAAAATAAATCTACTTCGGGGTCTACATCCATAAATGAACCTTTAGTTGCT